TAGTAGTAGACTTCGGGAAAGAAGAAAGTTAAAACACAATGGATAAGTACAGGGAGATTAGGAGAAAGATAAAGGAGCATGTTGTAGGCAGTTTGACTGCAGTGGAGTGTATTGATTATATTGATAGGCTTTATGCTGTAAGACATGATTTGGTTGACCAGATGATCAAGCATGATTGGTCAGACAATAAGGAGGTAGAAGAGCCTATTTCCAAAATCCTGATGATGGCAGGAGTCCCTGAGAAAGTGATGACAAATATGGAGAAGAAGATTATACCTGACCACCCTAGTGGTAAAACACTTAAGTCTTTTTTTAGAATGACACCTGATAATTACAAAATTACAGGGTTTTTAATCGAGGTGATTGAAGTGACTGTTACAGCCGATGTTGATCGAGGAGTTAGAGAAAAGAAAGCGAAGTATGAAGCAGGTTTCAATTTTTTAGAGAAGGAACTCAATCAGGCATTTAAGCAAGGTGAGCTGGTACAACCCTATGTCATAAAGTTTAATATTGTGGCTGTACACACAGATGGATCAAATATTTCCACTCAATGGCCAAGTAGAAGGAATGAAGGGGTAGTACAGTATATGAGGCTTGTTCAAGCAGAAATAGCATATGTGAGGGAACATTTAATTAGGACAGAAGAGCGGGCAGCACTGGAAGCCATGTTTAATTTAAAGTTCAACATTGGCGGTATTAAGGCACAGGATTATTACATTCCTGATTATCCTGGGATTGAAAGTATTAAACCTAACTTACAAAGTTTGGTAGAATACTGTAAAGTATGGCTTAGCAACCAGAGGGAATTTTCATTCTTTGAAGTAACTGGGAGGAAAGTGTTTGCAGAGTTTGAAAAGCAAGAGATAATGCACTCTCAACGATATAAGATTTCTCATCAACCCAGGAATTTCCTTTTAATTCAGTGTGCACTCAATAGGGGCTATTATCCTGCCACTGTTGCATCTGATCGGATCGATACGAGGAATGCATGCACTGAAGTCTTACATTTCCAACCTTCTACTGGCACCACAGCATTAGTTTTAGATATGGCATATAAGTACCTGAGCCTAGATCAATCTGACTTGATTAGCTTTTATTCATCAAAATCCACATTCAATCCAACACAATCTGTGAAAACACCAGGCACATTTAAAATTCCAGGTTCACAATTGCGTGATGAGAGTAAAATAATGCTTGAATTGATAAGCAAACATCCAGAGAATAGACATCATTCTGACACAATCGAAAGTATTGAAATAAAAAATCAAGCTGCTCAGAATGATTGTGTCTTAACAATAACAAAGCTTCTTTCTGGCCTGGAGATGAATATCAGTGAACCAGTGAAGGTTGAGAGTCAGACTGCAAAACATACATATGTGGATCTGGTCTTGGACAAATTTTATAGCAATGAATTGCAAAAATACATGATTGATATTTTGAAAAAGACAAATGCATGGCATGTTGGACATTTAGTGAGAGATATTTCTGAAAGTTTAATAGCACATTCAGGGTTAAAACGGTCTAAATATTGGTCTGTCCATGCATATAATAATGGAAATGTGATTGTGTTTATATTGCCATCTAAGTCACTTGAATCTATAGGCTCTTACATACGTTTTATTACTGTATTTAGATTGGGTCCAGGCTTAGTCGATTTGGCTAATTTGGATACGGTCTGGGATGATGAGACAGGTTCTTGGGGGGTTTCTAAGATCATGAGTCTGGATCTAAATAGGTTGTTGGCACTTAACATTGCCTTTGAAAAATCACTAATTGCAACAGCTACATGGTTTCAATATTATGCTGAAGATCAAAGTCAATTTCCACTTCAGCACGCATTGAGATCTGTTTTTGCTTACCATTTTCTTCTAAGTGTTTGTCAAAAGATGAAGGTCTGTGCTATCTTTGATAATCTCCGTTACTTGATCCCTGCTGTGACCTCTTTGTATTCTGGGTTTCCTTCCCTTATTGAGAAGTTTTTTGAAAGGCCATTTAAAACAGCTTTGGAAGTTTATATTTATAATAATATCAAGGCACTGCTAGTAGCATTAGCACAAAATAATAAGGCCCGTTATTATTCGAAGGTAAGGTTATTGGGGTTAACTGTGGATCAATCAACAGTTGGTGCCAGTGGGGTTTATCCATCATTTTTATCGAAAGTAATCTATAAACATTATAAGAGTTTAATATCGGAAGTCACAACATGTTTTTTTCTTTTTGAAAAGGGCTTACATGGAAACATGAATGAAGAAGCAAAAATTCATTTAGAAACAGTTGAATGGGAAAGGAAGTTCGAGGAAAAAGAAGTGCAGTATGGTCATTATTTAGTAGAAAATGGATATCGTATTTGGGATGTGTATGAAAGACCAGGACTGATTGCACAGCAGTTGTTTTGTCAAGATGTTGTTGAGTTAGGGGCTCTGGAGTTGAACAATGTCTTGCAATCTAAGACACAGGTGGTTGCAAATACAATCATAAGTAAACACTGGGATCAACCCTATTTTAGTCAGCCACGGAATATTAGTTTAAAAGGAATGTCAGGCACAGTTCAGGAGGATGGCCATTTATCTGCATCTGTTACTTTGATTGAGGCAATAAGGTATCTTAATTCTTCCAGGATTAACCCTAGTTTACTCCAGCTGTATGAAGAAACACGAGGTATTAAGGCTCAAGCAAGGATTGTTAGAAAATTCCAAAGGACTGAAGCAGATAGAGGTTTCTTCATTACTACTTTGCCAACACGCTGTCGACTAGAAATCATTGAAGACTATTATGATGCAATAGCAAAAAATGTATCTGAAGAATACATATCATATGGGGGGGAACGTAAGATTCTAAATATTCAGCAAGCCTTGGAGAAGGCATTAAGATGGGCAGCTGGTGAAAGCTATATAGAGACATCAACAGGTAAATCAATAAAATTTAAGCGCAAATTAATGTATGTAAGTGCAGACGCAACAAAATGGTTTCCTGGCGATAATTCAGCAAAATTCCGAAGATTTACTTCTGTCTTGCATAATGGGCTACCCAATAACAAATTAAAGAACTGTGTCATAGATGCACTTACCAATATATATAAGACTGATTTTTTTATGTCCCGGAAGCTAAAGAATTACATTGGAGGAATGAGGGATTTGAAAGAGAATGTTAGAGAATTTACAGATTTTTTTAAGGATGGTTATTCAGGTGAAGTGAGAGGAAACTGGCTACAAGGGAACCTTAATAAGTGTTCGTCATTATTTGCTGTAGGTATGTCTTTATTGTTTAAGAGGGTATGGAAAGAATTATTTCCGGAACTTGAATGTTTCTTTGAATTTGCCCACCATTCTGATGATGGGCTTTTTATTTATGGTTATTTAGAACCAGTAGATGACGGGACAGATTGGTTTTTGTATGTTACGCAGCAAATACATGCTGGAAATCATCACTGGTTCAATGTCAATACGGAAATGTGGAAAACCATGTTCAACCTCCATGAACATATTCTTTTGATGGGTTCTATAAAAGTTTCTCCTAAGAAAACAACTGTATCACCTACCAATGCAGAGTTCTTGTCTACTTTTTTTGAAGGCTGTGCAGTTTCTATCCCGTTTGTTAAGATATTACTGGGTTCTCTGTCAGAGTTACCTGGTCTAGGTTATTTTGATGACTTAGCAGCTGCTCAGAGCAGATGTGTAAAGGCCCTAGATATGGGTGCTTGCCCGCAGGTTGCACAGCTAGCTATAGGGCTGTGCACGAGTAAAGTTGAAAGATTATATGGTACTTCACCAGGTATGATAAATTACCCGATTACATATCTGAATGTGAAGCCAACAGATGTGCCCATTGCATTAGGTGGTTCAGGGATTATGTCAGTCATGGAACTTGCTACTTCTGGTATTGGTATGTCTGATAAAAATTTATTGAAACGTGCATTAATAGGGTATACACACAAGAAGCGGCCACATGATAAATACATATTGGGATTGTTTAAATTTTTAATGAATCTGAGTGATGAAACATTTAATCATGAAAGGCTGGGGGAGTTTTCTTTTACAGGGAAAGTTCAATGGAAAATATTTACACCTAAATCTGAATTTGAATATCAAGATATGTATACAGCACATTATCTGCTCCAGTGGTCTGAAAATCATCCTACCTATGACTATATCATACCTAGATCACGTGATAATTTGTTAGTTTACTTAGTTCGAAAATTGAATGATCCAAGTATAGCTACTGCAATGACGATGCAATCCCCTCTCCAATTGAGGTTCCGAATGCAGGCGAAACAACACATGAATGTTTGCCGAATGGACGGAGAATGGGTTAAATTCAGAGATGTCTTAGCAGCAGCTGATCATTTTGCACAGACTTACAACCCACAGGAACAGGACTTAGATT